CGGAAGATCTTCGAAACGAAGGTTGGAACATCAAGGACCGTGATCCGTTCGATGAGCAGGATGATATTCTGCACTTTACGGAATGCGTCCTGAATATGAACTCCCGGTTTGAGCCGCGTGTCATGCTTTGCACTGAATGGAAGGGCCGCAAGACCATGACGGCTCTTCATGGCGATTCGGTCGGCAAGTTGGATGATATTCGCTGCGAGAACGTCGACCTTGTGATTCATCCTCATCAGCACGAAAAGGGTTGCAAGGGCTACGTCAATACACTTGTTGCGACGCAGGCCAAGAGCGATCTCTTCGGAGGCAAGTACGACGATTATGATCTGGGCGATGCTTCTCCGATCGATGAGGACGACGGACAGGAACCCTGGTGATTTATATTTATGGTTGAGCTGAGAGATTATCAACGCGAGGCCATAAAGCATCTTAGGACCGGCTCCATCCTTTGTGGTGGGGTCGGTTCTGGTAAATCAAGAACTTCCTTGGCTTATTATTTTTCCCGCTACTGCGATTCGCCAGGCGAGACGGCAGGCAAAGATCTGTATATCATAACGACCGCCAGAAAGCGTGATACGAAAGAATGGGAAGATGAGCTTGTTCCATTTGGTATCGAAGCCGTAGCGATCGACAGCTGGAACAACATCAAGAAGTATGTTGGCGTCAAGGATGCGTTCTTTATATTTGATGAGCAGCGCGTTGTCGGTTATGGAGCATGGACAAAAGCATTTCTGAAAATCACGAAGGTCAACGACTGGATTCTTCTCAGCGCGACTCCCGGAGATACATGGATGGATTATATTCCAGTATTCATTGCAAACGGATTCTATCGAAACAAAACAGACTTCTGCGACCAGCATGTGATCTGGTCTCGGTTCTCCAAATTCCCGCAAGTCAAAGGATACATGAATCAGGGACTGTTGATCCGGCATAGAAATGATATTCTGGTGAAGATGAAGTATCAGCGTCCTACGGAAGTTCATCATGAGAACATCTTAGTTGAGTATGATGAAGTCATGTATAAGATCGTTCAGAACAAACGATGGGATCCATTTGAAGAGAAACCGATCGAGAATGTCAGTCAGTGCTGTCAGTTGATGCGAAAGATTGTGAATAGCGATGAGAGCAGACTTGAGGCGCTGAAGATACTTTTAAAGTGTCATCCGAAAGCTATTATATTCTATCACTATAACTTTGAGCGAGACTTGCTTCGACAGTTTATGGAGGAGAATAAGATCCCGTATTCGGAATGGAATGGCGATAAGCATGAGCCAATACGTAAAACTGAGTGCTGGGCGTATTTGGTGCAGTACACATCTGGCTGTGAGGGTTGGAATTGCACCGAGACTGACACTATTATATTTTACTGTGATGACTACAGCTACAAAGTTATGGTGCAGGCGGCTGGAAGGATCGACCGGATGAATACGCCGTTTCACGATTTGTATTATTATCATCTTCGTTCGACAGCACCGATCGATCGGGCAATTGCCAGAGCGCTTCGTCAAAAGAAAAAATTCAATGAGAGCAAGTTTCTTGCTTCTTAGGCCGTCCGCAAAAACTACAACGTGTATAATGAGGGGAATAACGCTTTTAAGCTTACATCCCCTTTCTTTTTTACGCGCGAGGTGAACAAAATGAGAGAAAGCGGGTTTCAGGCAAGGCTTATACGAACACTGAAAGACCGATTCCCCGGATGTGTGGTGCTCAAGAACGACGCCAATTATATTCAGGGCATCCCGGATCTGACAGTATTTTACAACAATCATTGGGCCATGCTGGAATGTAAACGGTCAGAAAATGAAAATCATCAACCGAATCAGGATTACTATGTCGAGCGGATGGATGACATGTCCTTCGCTCGATTTATATTTCCTGAAAACATGGAGGAGGTCCTGAATGAACTGGAACGATCATGGGCGCCTAAAAGGCCAACACGCCTTTCTAAGCGCAAGTAAGTATCATTGGATCAACTATGATATTGACAAGCTCGGAGAGAGCTACAGAAGCTTTCAGGCTGTTCAGCGCGGAACAAAACTTCATGCGCTGGCACAGGGACTGATTGAAGAGAAGATCCGTCAGGCACGGACTAAGACCACGTTCAACATGTACGTGAACGACGCGATCGGCTACAACATGACGCCGGAGCAGGTATTATATTTTTCGGAAAACTGCTTCGGCACAGCAGACACAATTTCTTTTCGAAATAATATGCTCCGCATTCATGATCTGAAGACTGGCGCGACTCCGGCTCATATGGAGCAGCTTGAGATCTACGCTGCGCTGTTCTGTCTTGAGTACAGAATGAAGCCGGATGAAATCAAGATCGAGCTTCGGATCTATCAGAACGATGACGTCGAGATCGAAGAGCCTGATCCCAATGATATTTATGAGATCATGGACAAGATCATCGAGTTTGACAAATATCTGTGTGAAATGAAAGCGGAGGAATGAGAACCATGAAAGATCGCATCTTCACATCTTTGGATAGACAATCCAATCGGCTGTTTCATTACGGTACGCCGCATCAGGGAAGTATTCCGCATTCTGGACGCTATGCGTGGGGTTCCGGCGAAGCGTCCACGCAGCGTTCGAACGAGCTTCGAGCGTTTGCGAACGAAATGCGTCAGAAGGTCAATCCGGAAACCGGCAAGAAATACACGGACACCGAGATCGCGAGAGCCTGGGGCGTCAGTACGACCGAGTACCGCAAAATCATGTCCAGCTCGAAAGCACAAGAGCGTGCAGCGAACATTGCCAAGGCGATCCAGTATCGTGATCAGGGCCTTTCACCGGCAGCCATTGCAACGAAGATGGGCGAATCCGAATCGACGGTTCGTAGCTGGCTTCTTCCACAGGCTGAAGCGTCTGCCAAGAAGAAAGAGAATATTATATCTACGTTGAAAGATCAGGTGGAGGAAAAGACCTATCTGGATATTGGTAAAGGCGTCGGCGCTCAGCTCGGTATTTCTGATACGAGTCTTAAGAACGCTGTTTATCAGCTTCAGCAGGAAGGTTACAAAGTTCAGACGATCAAGGTAGAGCAGGCCACGAATCCGAGACAGAAGACGACGATTCAGGTTCTTACGAAAGATGACGTTCCCTGGCAGGAAGTGAATGAGAATCGCGATCTGATTCGTTCTCCGAGCGGTGTATGGATGGAAAACAATGGCGAAACCATGCGCGGTATCCGTGAACCGGTCAGTATTGATTCCAAACGAATCAAGGTTAATTATGCTGATACTGGAAACGGCCTCGATCTGGATGGAACTATATTTATTCGTCCTGGTGTTCCGGATCTTGCGCTTGGCGATAACCATTATGCACAGGTTCGTATTGCGGTTGACGGTACTCATTACTTGAAGGGCATGGCATTATATTCCGACAAGATTCCGGAAGGTTATGACATTCAGTTCAATACAAACAAGACTAGCGATGTTCCTATCACAGGTCCGAAAGATCATTCGGTACTCAAGGGTATGAAAGACGATCCTGACAACCCGTTTGGTTCGACGATTCGGCAGTTTGATTATGTTGGCGCTGATGGGAAAGAGCATCAGAGCGCGATCAATCTGGTCAACACTGATGAAGACTGGAACAAATGGAGCAAAAACCTCGCTTCGCAGATGCTTTCCAAACAGCAGCCGGCTCTTGCAAAACGGCAGCTCGATATTGTGTATCAAGAGAAGAAGGACCTCTTTGATGAGATCTCCAAGTATCCGAATGATACGATCAAGCAGAAGCTTCTATTCGATCTGGCGGAAGATTGTGACAGTGCCGCTGTTCATTTGAAGGCCGCCGCGCTTCCCAGACAGGAACAAAAAGTTATATTGCCTCTCGAGACGATCAAGGATAACGAGATTTATGCTCCGACGTATAAGAACGGTGAAGAAGTTGTTCTTATAAGATACCCCCACCAGGGTGTATTTGAGATACCCCGCCTCACCGTAAACAATAATAACCCCGAGGGTAAAGAGGTTCTCGGTGATGCTAAGAAAGCGGTTGGTATCAACGCTAAGGTCGCTCAGCAGCTGTCAGGTGCGGACTTTGACGGCGACACTGTTACGGTCATTCCGACGGTCAACCAGAACA